ATTAATCTCAATCAGACAGTATGCTTGATTGTAATACTGAGCGACATTGTGAATGACGGTAGGATACATTAGTGAGGATATCAAGTTATCTTTGAAGACAGCAACGACCTTATATGGGACTTGTGTAATATCAAATACAACAAACGCACTGTAGTCAATTCCTGAGCCACGTGACGTGTCAACAACGATCATATATGAACCATCTCCAGGCTCTTGATAGATCTTGAGATGTTCTTTTGTAACAATCGGAGAGACGAATGTCAACTGTCTTAGCTTTGATGGACTGATCAATGTGTTTGCAGATCCGACAAACTCACACTCAAATTCCACCCTGAACTGATCTTCAGAAGTGTTCTTGATTGTTTCTTCTTTCCACTTATCATCACGACCAGGAACATCAGACCAATGAACATCAATTCGTTTGTAGCTGTTTCTACCTTCTTCACTATCCACCCAAATCTTATAGAACATATTCATTCCATTTGGTGTGGATGTGATCAGCACCTTAGACGTCTGGCCCGAACTTATCGTAGGGTACACTGAACTGAAGAACTCGTCCTGGATGTTGTTTGGAACGAATGCAAATTCGTCCAGGTAGATCAGGTTGAATGAGCCACCCCGAATAGCCGATGAACTCGTTGCACTTGCTAAGATTTTTGAGCCATTCTCGAGCTCGATGTTTCCCTTGTTCCATTCCAATACTCCTTGCTGAAGCCACTTAGGCAGATGTTCATAAGCGAGTTGGATCCTTGATAGAATCTCACGCGCTTGTGCCATTTTGTTTGCAAGGATTGCAACATTGTAATTCTCATTAAATATAACGTACCACAATAACATTGCTGCGATCGTCGTTGTCTTACCAGACTGACGAGGCATCTTACAGATCACAAATCGATCACTTCCAACAAGATTAACTATCTCTTCTTGGAATGAATAGAGGTCAAACGGAATCAAACCTCTATCAATGTTGACGATCTGAATATATGATTTGATGAAGTAGATTGGATCCTTCGAACACTTGATGAACTCTTTTACCTGTTCCTGTGTCCATGGGACTCGGACGTTTGACTTCTTTAGGTTTTGATTACCTAAGTATGACTCATTCGTCATCTTCCGCACCCTTCAACATCTTCTGCAAGTCAGCAGTTGATCCTACAAACAAGTTGTTATTTATCGTTTGTGGACCACTTTCTTCCTTCGGAGCAAGTTCTTTTTTTCTCTTCTGAAGTTCGAGAAGATCTTTATTTGCATCCGTCATTGTCTTGAGAAGAGTAGCCAGGACTTCATAGCTACGAGGATGTTGAGAGGCACGGGCAAGATCGAGCATATCTTCAATTGCATCACCACCACGACCAATGATGTTGTATAGATTCTCACGAGCATAGTCGAAGTCGTCATCAGCATTTGTTCGCTGAACCTTGACGACTTTCGTCTCTTCCATTGGAGGAAGACCTAATGCGTTATCAATCTCTTTACTCATCAGCTAAGATCCCCTAGCGTAATCTCATTAATAAACCCATAGTCATCTGATGCATTAATCTCTGTAATTGCAACTGAATCACTAGTGTTAGATGTTGGCTCGCCATTGGCTGTTAAGCCTGGTCTTGTATCGACGCGCTCTGTAAACTCTAGACTTGAATTCGCAGCCGCAGTTGCTACATTATCGGGCGAATAAACATTTGTGTTTGCAAACTTGATCACAGCCGCTTCAGTAACAGGACCAAGTAAATATGCCTTCATCGTAAACTGCAATGTATGAATCAGGGCACGTCTTGTTTCAAACGATCCGTCATATGTATCCTCTATGGAATGGCCATCAAGTACAATGGGTACATCATACCTCAGATCCATACTAGAGTCAAGGATTACTGATGGTGTAAAGTCAGGTGTAAAGAATGGAAGGATCTGCTCAATGATCCGTGTTCCATCTTCCGCATTCTTGACCATGATAGCAAGTTCAAAGTTGATGTTGTACGGGATTGGATTGAACGCTGTCAGCCTTGCGCTATTAGATGTTGCAGGGTATTGGAGCTTTGTTGCCTTGTTTAACTTGCGGGCAGAATCGTATCCCATCGATGTAATTTCAAACGACATCCTCGGAAGGGTAATTGCTTGATTACGGAAGTCAGGATCATCCAAACGAGCAAGAAACTTCTCACGTGGACCATAAGTGATTGGCACTTTCAACACTTCATTATCATCACGTTGAATGTATACATCGTTAAATAGTGTTCCAAACATTGCAACATACTTACGAATGTGTTGGTGATAAAAATTATGACCTAACATTAGTAATTGCCCTCACTGAATGGATCAAGCTCACTGAAATCTAAGAATCCAGAAGGCTCAGTCTGGAAGCTGTCATTCTGATAAGATGTTGGGAGTACTGTGTTGTTGACTGTCGTTACAGTGCCGTTTGCGGATGATGTCCCACCAACAACAGACGTATCAGCAACAAACTCCACATAATCGAGATCAGTTGTCTTGAAGTTAATCAGCTCTACGGTGTAGGCATTGTTCGCTTCTGTATTTGCAGTGACAGTAACAACCTCTGCTGTCAATGTATTATCAGAAACCTGTTGACTTACTGTCTCCCCTACTGTAAAGTTACCTATGACGTCAGTCAGATAGATAGATCGTTTCTGGCTATTGTTGATCTCGATGTTGTCAATGATTGTGACGTCTGTATCGATTGACTCATCACTATACTCGAACAATTCACAAACAAGATCATATGTCTGTAGGCTACCCATCTGATAGAATATTGCCTCATGCTCTACAAACTTGATCTGGAATAATTTTTGGTTGAGAGGAAAATAAATTAGATCGCCTTCTTCTGGACGTCCTGACGTTCCGCCAAACCCTCTATAGTAAATCTCATCTTCGTAGATGCGCTTTGCGACTGTCAGTGTAATTTCATCTCTGATCTCTAAGCCAAACTTAGATAGGAAGTCTCCTTCGCCGGCAAAGCCATCAACATTCTTAACATACATTTCAAGGAGGACTGCATCTTCATACTTAGAGATGTCATCTTCTCGGAAGATTGTATCTGTATTAACAACCGTTCTTGGTAGATAGTAAACATCCAATCCAAAGATTTTGATCGACTCAATGATCAGATCTTCAATTAGCGTCTGCTCTTGACTTGAGTCAAAGTTGTTAAAATAGAAGTTCGTTGCCATGATTATCCTATCAGATCATTGACTGGTAAGCTGTAGCTTGACGTCATTTCTTCTTCGAGCTTATCAATTTCTTGGTTAGCTTCTTGTTTGATTTGTTCACCATTAAAAGTCAAGCCACCAGGAAGTTGCATTCCTTGGAATTTGCTGAGGTTCTCACCCCACTGTCTCTTGATTAACGCTGTACCGTATCTGAGTAACCACCGATCTTTCCATACATCCGTATACGTGTCAGGATCGACAATCCGATAACATTCAATAATCATGTATTGGCCAGGGTTGACTTTACCCCAATCCATATCGACGTGGAGAATATTTTTGTGGCGGTTGTAACGGATGGGGTTCTTACCGACAAGAAGTTCTTCGTAGAATTGGATCCGCTCCATCGCCATACGATAATCAATCAGGCTGATGTTTGTTGTATCATAGAAGTCATTCAACGCAAACTGATAGCGAAGGTTGAAAAGGTTCTGCGTATGGATTGCATCACCAATATCAAAGACATTCGTGACACCAATTACAGCTTCTGGGATCGTTATATATTTGTTGGTAACATTGTCTGCTGTAACCTGGTGTTGGATGTAATCTTTTGATGTTCCATCGAAGTGGTAATCTTGATAATATGCAATCGCCTCGTCAATACGGTCCTCAAGTTGATCTTCATCAACATTGATTTCGATCACAGGTTTTCCCAGCCGACGAAGGCAATATTCTTTGAATTCTGCGCGAGTTGTTGGATTTGCCATAAAATAGCCCTAGTAGTCAGATCTGCTAAGGCTATTTATACTTCACACATTACAGAGGCTTATCTGGCCAGACGATATCCTCATCGTACGGATTATCATTATTTTGTGGAACGTCCCGTAATGCTTGACGATAGGCTTCCCATTCTGCCCTCTTTTCGGCCGTCAATGGACTGTCGGGAGCAACAGCCCAATCCGTTTCTTGAAGAAGTTCATTCCGTCTCAATCGTTGCGTAATCCATGCAGAATTCTTCCGATACGTATTATTGCTGTCTGTTAAGACAAGCTCGCCGTTAATCAAGCTGTATTTACTATACCCACCCCGATTAGACCATTCGGCCCTCATCTCTTCTGTTTCCCAATACCAAAATTTAAATTCTTGGACAACAGACTTCAACCAATATCTACGAGTTTCCCCATCCTCATCAACCTTCTCCCCCGAAATTTGATCCAGGATTGAAGGATCCTCAGCAGCTGCTGCCTTTAACCTGCTTCCTTTGGATCCTCCATTAGAAAA